CTTACAATGCCCCACCCTTATATTTCAAAGAAGCAAAACTTAAAGTCTTTCCTAAGACAGATGAACTGATTATGTTTCCTGGCCAAGTCATACACGAAGTGCCAAAGGCAATCGATATGACTGGAGAGAGAATTGTACTTGCTGGAAATATCTACCTAGACTATCGTAATACCTAGTATAAATACTTAACATGAACGAAAACTATTTCATGGGCCTTGATGGCTTTGTATGGTTTACTGGTGTTGTAGAAAATCGTAATGACCCTGCAAAACTTGGTAGAGTACAAGTCCGTTGTTTGGGATACCACACAGAAGATTTAATAGATATCCCTACGGCAGATTTGCCATGGGCTCATATCATGATGCCTGTGACCGACCCATCTATGCAAGGACTAGGAACTTCACCTAGTTTTTTAACTGAAGGAAGTTGGGTAATCGGATTCTTTCGTGATGCAGTAGAAAAACAACAACTAGTCATTATGGGTTCGTTGCCTGGCGTTCCACAAACTGCAGCTGCAGATAATTTAGTAGAAAAATCTTTCAAAGAATTATTAGATAGTAATGCTAAGTTAGGAGATGAATCTGAAACAAAAAAACCACAAAAAGGTTTTGTTGACCCTAATGGAAAATACCCTGGCACAATTGCACATTCAAATCATGGACTTAACGAATCAGATGTATCAAGACTTGCACAAGGTCAAACTTCTGAAACTCATTTATCTTTACAGAATCGTAGAGCAAACAAATGGGAAAAGATACCAACTGCAACCAAACCAAATTTAACAACAGTATCCACAACAAGTAAAGCAGAAACATTATCAACCTTCAGTGAACCTGACCCTAAAGGATTAAAGGTAGACACATCCCCATACACATCATCTGAGTATCCATACAATCATGTACATGAATCTGAGTCAGGTCACATACAAGAAATAGATGATACACCTGGTGGAGAAAGATTATATAAACAACACAAGTCAGGCACCTACGAAGAAATAATTGCAGATGGTACAAAGACTGTAAAAGTATTTGGAGATAATTACGAACTGATTGCTGGAGCAAATAATATATTTGTAAAAGGAAATATTAATTTAACTTGTAGTGGTGACAAGAGAGAACGAATAGATGGTGATTATATATTAGAAGTCGGTGGTGACTTTACAAGAAAGATACACAAGTCAGAACAAGTTAAGATTGGTGCTGGAGATGCTGGTGGAAACTTAGAGGAAGAAATTATTGGTAATCATGGATTCAATATTGCAAATGCTATGTCAGGTGCAATCGGAGTAACTGGTACAGGAACAGCAAAAGATTGTGATATAACAATCGGTGGAAAAGAAACAAGAAGTATTGGTGGTACTTATGATATCACTGTTAAAGATAGTTACTCAGTGGTATCTTTAAATGATGTACTAGTCGGTGCTGGAAACAATGTAACTATATCAAGTGTTGCAAGTACCTCTATAGGTTCTGGTACAACCATGACAGTTAAGGCAGCAACAACATTAGATATTAAATCAGAAGCAGTTGGAACATTATTGTTCACAGGCACTGGAAGTACAGTTACGGCAAACAATGGTTCTGGTACAGCAATTGAACTTACATCTCATGTACATACTGACACACCAGGGTTGGCAGCTGGTATTACAACTGCACCAACAGCATAGGAGTAAGACATGGCAGACTTTACAAATTTAAATCTAGAAGGTGCAAACGAGAAATTCAATAAGACTGCAACTGATGCCAAGTCATTAAAGGATAGTCTTGTTGCTCAACATGGAGCAGATGCCTCAGCTATGAAGGCATCAGTAGAATCTAAAGTTGCAGATTTAGAATCATCATTATCAAGTATGATACCTGAACTACCTACTATTCCAAATGTAAACATGCAAGGAGATTTTGCTGGACTGGCAGACATTGACCTCACAACACCAGCTGGGTTAGAACAATATAAATCACAAGTTTCAAGTATAACAGAAAAATTTGGGCCAGCAATGGCAGACAAAGGATTAGATATTGATGCTCTTGCTACAAAAATACAAGGGGGTGGAGATGTTGGTGATTTAATTCCAAACTTACAATTAGCAGATGGTGGAACACTTCCTTTTGAGTTACCCTCTAATGTAAAGATACCATCCGTTGAGGCAATCAAAGAAAAACTAGAAACTATACCAGACTTTAAGATAGAGATAGATGGTTCAGTACTGAAAGAGAAGGCACAGGAAGCTCTAGATTCCATAGAGGCAGAGAAATTGAAACAAGAAACTGAAAGTAAATGGACACTCTCTTAATAATCTCTTATAAATAATAATTAAATAACTAGAGATTACATATGTCGGCATACAAAGATGCACAAGCTCAAAACAACATTACTCGTAATGCCAGACAATATTCTGATTTAGATTTATTCTTTGGTAAAAAATCAGTAGGTTCTGATGTCAACAGAGTAACTGATATACAAGCTGTCAAGAGGTCATTAAGAAATCTTGTTAATCTTAATACATTTGAAAAACCATTCCACCCAGAAATAGCTGGTGGGATTCGTGAAATGTTATTTGAACCTATGACACCTATAACTGCTGTAGTTTTAACTAAGAAGATAGAAGATGTTATAGAAAATTTTGAACCAAGAGTAAGATTAGTATCAGTTAGAGCTCTACCAGACTTTGATAGAAACATTTATAATGTTGCAATAGAATTTTATGTAGTTAACGCACCCACAGAATTGGTAGACTTATCAATCATGTTAGAGAGATTAAGATAATGACAACAAATAGTAAAAAATTAAGAGTTACGGAATTAGACTTTGATAATATAAAAGATAATTTAAAAACATTCTTAAAGGCACAATCAGAATTTAAAGACTATGATTTCGAAGGTTCTGGTATGAGTGTTCTGTTAGATACTCTAGCATACAATACTCACTATCTAGGATTTAATGCTAACATGTTGGCAAACGAAATGTTCTTAGACAGTGCATCACTTCGTTCAAGTGTAGTATCACATGCTAAGTCATTAGGATACGAAACAACATCATCAAGAGCACCTTATGCTACAGTTAATGTAAGTTTATCTACAACTGCCAATACAAAAACAATGCCAGCTGGCACAGCTTTTACAACAAGTGTTGATGGTACAGATTATCAATTTGTTACGATTGCAGATGTTACTTCAAGTAACACAGGTTCTTCTATTCCATTCGATAGTGTAACAATTTATGAGGGTAGTTATATTACAACGAAATATACAGTAGACACCTCTAATGTTGACCAAAGATTTTTATTAAGAAATGCTAATGGTGATACATCAACTTTATCTGTTAAGGTACAAACATCAAGCACTGATACATCTACTACAACTTATACTAAAGCCACAGACATAACACAACTATCTTCATCAAGTACAGTTTATTATTTACAAGAAGCTGATAGTGGTTTGTTTGAAGTTTACTTTGGTGATGGTACAGTGAGTAAAGCTTTATCTGATGGTAATATTGTGCAACTACAATATGTGGTTACAAATAAATCTGAAACAAATGGAGCATCTACATTTAGTTCGCCATCAAGTATTGATGGTGTTACAGGAATTACAGTTACTACAGTTGCAGCTGCAGTAGGTGGTTCTGATGCAGAAACTATACAATCTATAAAATTACAAGCACCACTAGATTATGCAGCTCAAGGAAGATGTGTAACAGTAGATGATTATAAAACATTTACTAAAAAATTATTTGCAAACACTCAGGCGGTTTCTGTTTGGGGTGGAGAAGATGGTAGTTACGATACAAGCACAGGAGTATCAAGTAACCCAGAATATGGTAAAGTGTTTATTTCAATTAAACCTACAACTGGTGCAAACTTAACGACTGTACAAAAAAGTAACTTGGTGGCTGCATTCAGTCCATATAAAGTTGCTTCTATTACACCAGTGATTGTAGACCCAGAAACAACTTTCTTAATTTTAAATATTACATTTAATTATGATTCATCTGCAACAACATCTACTAAAGATGAATTGGCATCTTTAATTTCTACAACGATTGCAAACTATAATACAAGCGACTTACAAGAATTTAATAGTTCGTTTAGACATTCTAAACTAACAGGATTGATTGATGATAGTGATAC